GAGACGTTTTTACCGCCGGCGGGTTCCCCGAACTGGCCGGGCGGGCTGCGGCGGCAGGGATGCGGCTGGATATGGCGCGGGACTTCCTGGCAGAAGTGGCCGCGAGGATGGGGGACGCGTCGGGGGAAATCGACGGCACACCCCCGGAAGGGACCGAAAGCGAGCCGGCCCCCAAGGGCCTGAATGTCGTTTCTTTCTACAAAAACCATGGGGCGAAATAGCCCCGTCGGTTGAGCCTAAGAGGGTTTCACAATGACTCAGCTTACTGAATCAACTCACGCTTTCGAGTTCCTTGCCTCGGAAGCTAACGGCGCCCGCAGTCGGGAGCAGGGCATTTTGGCCAGCGGTAACAACCTGTCTGCCGGCGCGGTCCTCGGGGTCATCACCGCAAGCGGCAAGTACGCGGAGTATAACCCCGGAAACGCCGACGGTTCGGAAACGGCCGTTGCGGTTCTGGCGGATGCCGTGGACGCCAGCGCCGCCGACGCGGATTGCGTGGTGGTCGCACGGGATGCGGAGGTTAAGTCGGGCTCGCTAGCGTGGTTCAGCGGCGCGACCGCCGGCCAGAAGACCACGGGGGAGTCTGACCTCGCGGCCGTCGGTATCATTGCCCGATAACCGGGCGTTTTCGTAGCAAAAAGAGGGTTAGGAAAATGCCCGGAATGGACATTTTTAACAACGACGCGTTTTCGCTGGTGTCGCTTACCAACGCGGTAAACGAGATGCCTTTTGTTCCGTCACGGATCCGGAGCATGGGCCTTTTTCGGCCCCGTCCGGTGATGACGACATATATCGAAATCGAGAAGAAGGGAACGTCTCTGTCCCTGGTGCAGACCAGCCAGCGGGGCGCCCCGCCTTCGCAGCGTAACCGCGACAAGCGCGACATCCGGAATCTTCGGATCCCTCGCATTGCCCGGGAAGCGGTGGTTTATGCGGATCAGGTGCAAAACGTCAGAGCGTTCGGCACGGAATCCGAGGTGGAAATGGTGCAACAGGTGTTGAACCAGGAAATTGGAATTGTTCGCAGCGAAGTGGACATGACCGAGGAAAACCTGATGCTCGGCGCCATTACCGGGACGATTGTGGACGCGGACGGCTCCACGATTTACAATTTATTCACGGAGTTCGGGGTAACCCCGGTATCCGCGTTCAGCTTCGCCTTGGCGACTTCCACGACCGACGTTCGGGGCGTGTGCGCGAACGTCTACCGCACCATGGCCCGGGAACTGAAAGCCGGCGGGATGCCGTTTAAGGTCCGGGCGTTTTGTTCCGATACCTTCTTTGACGACCTCATTTCTCACCCCAACGTCAAGGATGCGTACCAGCGGTATCAGGCGGGCGCGGCCCTGCGGGACAGTTACGCATGGGATACCTTCGATTTCGGCGGCATCAGTTTCGAGAACTATCGGGGCACGGACGACGGCAGTAGCATTACCATTGCCGACGGCGACGCCCGGTTCTTCGCGGAAGGTGTCCCGGGGTTGTTCGATATTGCGTACGCTCCGGCGGACACTACCGAAACGGTCAACACCCTGGGGCTTCCCCGGTACGTTATTCCCGGCGTGGATCCGAGCGGCAAAAATCGGTTCATGTCGGCGGAAGTGCAGGCGAACCCCTTGCCGTATTGCACCCGCCCTCGGACCTTGTTGCGCGGAACGGCGGCATAATCCATGCCGTCCGACCTGCTACAGCGGGCAACCGCCAGCATCCATGGGCTTTCCGACTTTGTGGATGCTGGCGTTTATCATTCTGTTTCTCATGGCGACATTACCCTAAGCCCCGAAAACGGGTTCGGGGTGCATTTGGCTAAGTCCGTTCGAGTGCAGGACGAAAACGGCGGATTTAGTCAAGTGCCGTTAGCCACATTTCCGTCCGGCATTGTCCCCGAAGTACATACGGGGGACAGTCTGACAATCGGCGTGGAGCGGTGGCGGGTTGAAGATATTTTAGAAGATGACGGGTATGTGTTGCGGCTGGTGCTGAGGAATCGGCCGTGAACATGCAAGAAATTGTGTCAAAGCTCCGCAATGATTGTCCGGCCTTTGACCGGCGCATCTATCACGCGAGCGAGTTGCACGACATAAACCCGGAAACTGGACTACCGATCGCGTTTGTGTTGCAACGTCCCCCGAGTGTGGAAGGGGCCGATGGTATGGGCCCAATCATTCGGCTTTCCTTGCGTCGGCGATTTTCGGTTAGCGTCCAAGCGCCGTTACCCCTGGAGGGGGAGCCCGATGCAATGACGGGCCCGGCGGACGAAATCATAACGGCACTTTCCGGGTGGATGCCCGCGACGGAACCCGACGTGCAGGTGCTCCCCGAGACGCCCGGGGACCAAGGGCAGGACGCGGGCGTAATGACGTGGGTGCTCAATTTCAGCTATCTCGATTATACGCAAAAAGCGGCGGGGTGAATCATGGCGGGACAGAAACTTATCCGGCGGGTAGTTTTTCAGGTGGCCCAGGAAACGACCGTGGGTCAGGAATCGGCCGGCCCGTTTACCGCGTTGCTCGCGCGCAGCGGGAGCCAGATCGCGGTCAATGGCGAAACCGTAACCCGGGATGTGCTGCGGGATACGCTATCCCCGCGCGGTCACGTTGTCGGCATGAAAGACCAGCAAATTACCATGCCCTTGGAGTTGCGGGGGGCGGGCTTGGGTGGATCTAACACCTTGCAAGTCCCGGAACTTGATGCCCTTTGGCTTGCGTGTTCATATGCGCGGGAGTCCGGCGCGTACCTCGCGGTTACCGGCGCGTCGGGCGACTTTACGCGCGGGGAGACGGTCACTAATACTACGGCGTCGAACACGGCCGGGACCGTGGCGGATTGGGATTCGGTAAACGGGGTGCTCTATCTGCGGGCCCTCCAAACCATGCCGAGCGCGGGCGATACACTGACCGGCGACACGTCCGCAGCAACGGCGGATGTAACTTCGGCCGATGACGCGTATGTGTACCGACCGGATTCCCCGGACGTGGCCAATATGCCCGCCTTGTCGTGTCATTACTTCCTTGACGGGATCCGGCATAAGGTACTTGCGTCCCGGGCGACGGCGACTCTCGACCTGACGGTAGGCCAAATCCCCGCAGTCAACTTTACACTTACCGGAACATATGTTGCCCCGGATGACTCCCCGAACCCGTCAGTCAGCTACTTGCAGCTTGTTCCCGAACCCGTTTTCGGGGCAAAGATACTACTCGGCTCGCTCGACATGACGCAAGTTGCAGTCAACGCCCTGACTCTCGACCTCGGCAATGACGTGCAATGGCGGGACGACATCCAGGCGGCCGCCGGGCATAAAGAGCCGCTTGTTGTGGGGCGGGATCCTACGGGGTCCATCGATCCTGACGTTCTGGACTTGGCGACGTGGAACCCTTATAGCGAATGGGAAGCGGGATCCCTGGTAGCCGTCGGGTGCGGGATCGGTAGCGCCGCCGGGCGCCGGGTGCGGGTGGTGTGCCCGGAAACTCAGTACACGAACTTGCCTTATGGGGACCGGAACGGAATTGCAACGTATCAACTCGGGTTCCGGGCCACGGGTACCGATGATGAATTGATGGTTATCTACAGCTAACCGGGAGACGGAGCAATGCCATTTGTGAAAGGGAAGCCGCGCCGATTTTGGCTGCCGGTCAAGGTCGTGGAAATTGCCGACGGCGGGGAAACCGAGGCTTTTGGGTTTGAGGCCCAATTCTCCCCGCCGACCCGCGAGGAATTGGAGCAGTCCACGGCGGGGGAACTGGCAGACTCGGAAATCCTACGGCGCCACGTCCATGACTGGCGGGGCGTCGAGGATGTGGAAGGGAACGCGGTCGAGTTTAGCGACGCGGAGCTTGCGGACCTGATGGAAGACTTGGCTGCATGGCGGGGGCTTTGGGCCACCATGCGGGACGTTATTACCGGGGAGGCCGCGCGAAAAAACTAGAACAGGCCGCCGCTTTGCTTTTTGAAGGCGACCCGTCGGCGGCGGCCATTTCAGACGACGGCGTACCCCCGGAATTGATGGATCAGATCCGGGGCGATCTTCGAGAACGCGACCGTACCGTAGAAGTTTGGGACGAAAATTGGGAGCCGTTCGAAGTTTTCCGGTTGACCCTGACGCAATGGCGGGTGAGCTTCGGCGGGCCCACCGGGCTGGACTATACCGCCGTATCGGCGGTTATGGGGCTTCGGAGTGTGGAGGATCCGGCGGATTGCCTAGAACGCGTCCGCGTGATGGAATTGGAATACCTTCGACGGTTTAGCGAGGCTCGATAATGACGCGAGAGTTTACCTGGGGGTTTCGGCTCAAGGGCGATAGCAGCAGCGCGGTAAAGGCGTCCCGGCTGACCGAGCAGGAAATGCGAAAGCTCCGGGGGGAAATGACTCGCGCGGAGCGAGCCGCGAAGGCGACCGGGAAGGGGTTTTCCGGGCTCGGCCGTACTCTTTTTTCCCTCAAGGGGGTTCTTGCCGGCGTCGGGCTTGCGGCGGGCATCCGGGCGGTAGTATCGGCCACGGTTGAGCAAGAGCAGGCGGATAAAAAGCTCCGCAACTCCCTGAAAGTCACGCAAAATCAAGTCGGGTTGAGTTACAAGCAACTCAAAGACTTTGCCGCCGAAATGCAGGCGCAGACGACGCTAGGGGATGAATACGTCCAGGGCCTAGAAACTCAGCTTCTCGCGTTCACAAACATTACCGGCGAGAACTTCAAGCGCACGATTAAGGTGATTGCGGACTTTGCTGAGGTTACCGGCCGGTCGGCCGCGTCCAGCGTGCGTACCCTCGGCGTTGCGATCAATGACCCGCTTAATGGCATGTCCCGGTTGCGGCAAGCCGGTATTTCCTTGACCGATCAGCAGCAAACGCAGATCAAGACTCTTGTTCGAAGCGGTAAACTGTATGAGGCTCAGGCGCAGCTTTTGCAAGTGCTGGAAGAATCTTACGGCGGCGCGGCCCATGCGGCGGCTAATACTTTCGGGGGCGCCCTGGAACAAGTAAAAAACGCATTTGGGGATTTGCTGGAGAACAAAACCGGGCTTCCGGCTGCGACGAAAGAACTTCATAACCTTCGGGATATTTTGCAAGACCCCGAAACTAAGCAGGCGTTTGATACGATCACAACGGCGGTGATCCGCCTCGTGGGGTGGGCCGCCCGGGGGGCTAAAGACTTTACCGATATGGCGGAGTCTATCGGCAAGTATGTCGCCATTGCGCAAGGCTTTGGGCCGAGCACGACGGGGCGGGTAAGCCCTCAAGATCGGCTTAAACAGTACGGCGGGTGGCTGGATACCTTGAAAAGTGACAATAACGGGGGCCTATTCGGCGCGAATCCGAAGGATCGGATTTTGCAACAACTCGGGATTCAAGGCCCGGCGACTCAAGCCAACGTCGATCAAGCCATAATGAAAATTTGGGATCTTCAAAAGAAGGCCCGGGGCCAAATTGCCATGCGGCAGTATTTTGGGGCCAATCCCATTGTGACCCCCAGCACTATGGCCGGCGGCGGAGGCGGCGGAGGCGGTAGCTCGGACCTCGGGTTCGATCCGTGGAAGGGGTTGTTTCCGACGGCTTCGGAGGTACAACAGCGCGGGGTGCAGCAACAGGATTACGCGCAGTTCCAGCGGGAGACGGACGCGCAGATTCAGGCCAATAAGGAACTTGGCCAGTCGTACAAAATGGTTAATGGAATGATCATTGACTACGGCATTTCCCAAAAGGAAGTTGCCAATATTCAGGACGATAGCTCCAAGCGGATGCAGGAAAACGCCCAATTGGCCCGCGAAGTTGGGTACCAGTTTTCGAGCGCATTTGAGAATGCCGTATTGTCGGGCAAGAAACTCTCGGATGTGCTTAAAGCTCTTGGCCGCGACATTATGCAACTCGCCCTGCGCAAAATGGTGACAACCAAAGTTGCGGGCGGGGTGTCCACGTTGCTGACGGGCGTCCTTAACGGCTTGGGGTCCGGAGGCGGGAACTCGGCGAGTTCCGGCAGTTACTCAAGCGGTTCTAGTTTCAGCCTCGGGCTTAGTAGCTCCGGTCACCGCGCGAGCGGCGGGTATGTCTCGGGGGGCTCCGTGGCCCGCGTGAATGAAAACGGCTTTGAAATGGCGAGCGTCGGCGGCCGGGATTATTTGTTGATGGGCGGGCGCGGCGGTACAGTAACGCCAAGCGGCCAGATTGGCGGGGGAACGACCGTCGTGCAACACATCACAGTCCAAGGCAATGGCGACAAACAGCTTGCGGATATGATGGCCCGCACGGCGGACCTGTCCACAAAGCAGGCCCTAAGCCGCGTCCATCGTGAGCTAAGGGCCGGCGGGCAGTCGCGTAAGTTGGTGCGGTCGTGACGGTCACATACCCGCTTACGCCCCCCGCGAGCCCCGCCCCGGTCCGGGCCCACGTCGAACCCGTCGAGACGGTCGCACAATCCCGCTCCCCGTTTTCGTTCCGGCGACAATATCAGATTCACCAAGGCGGACACTGGAAACTTTCCATTGAGCTTCCCGTATTGGTTGAGGCGGAATGGCGCGAATGGACCGCATTTATTACCGCGTTGCAAGGTGTGGCCGGGACGTTTCTGTATGGGGATCCCCTACGGGCGGTGGCCAAGGGGGCCGCGTCGGGTTCTCCGGCTGTATCCGGGGCAGGTAACGCGGGTCTAGTGCTCCCGACGGCCGGGTGGACCGCGAGCACCCTAGTGCTCAAAGCCGGGGACATGATCCAACTCGGCACGGGGGCGGACGCCCATTTGCATATGATAACTCAGGACGCGACGAGCGACGGTACCGGCGCGGCGTCCCTAGACATTTGGCCGAGGCTGCGGACCAGTCCGGCGGATGGGCAATTGATTATTGTCGATTCCCCCGTGGGGGTGTGGCAGCTTGCCGCGAACGCGAACGGATGGGATTACGAAGCGCCCCGCCACGGGCGTTTAAGCATTAACTGCATTGAGGCACTATGACCGACCGGAGCATGACGGCCGCCGTCGGCGCCGAATTCCAGAAAGAGGGCCTAACCCCCATTTTGTTGGGGGCGTTTGATTATGGATCGGGCATAGTCCGGGGGTGGACCGGGATCGGTGATCTTGTATGGGGTGGGAGCACATATACCGGCGTCGGACACTTTTTGAACGTTTCGACCATTGGCGAGACGATGGACATTCGCGCCGAGGGGGTGCAGTTTCAGCTAACAGGCATCCCGCAGTCTATGTTGGCCCTGGTACTCGGGGAGCATTATCAGGGGCGCCCCGCAAAGTGCTGGATCGGGTGCCTTGATACCTCGGGGCAGATCATTCCGGATCCGGTCCTTGTGCTTGACGGGCGCATGGATACCGTGGAAATCCACGAAGGAGCGGACACGGGGACGATTACGCAACATGTCGAGTCCGAGCTTATCGATCTGCGCCGCCCCCGGACGACTCGGTACACGGATGCCGAACAAAAGGCCCGGTACCCCGGGGACCGAGGGCTAGAGTTCATCGAATCTCTGCAAGATAAACAAATCATGTGGGGGAGGTAGTCCAATGCGTAAGGAAGACTGGCCGTCACGACTCGCAGCGTATCTCCAGAGCCGGCAAAAGACCCCCTTTAAATGGGGCTCGAATGATTGTGTCAGCTTCGCGGCGGGGGCGGTGGAGGCGATGACCGGAACGAACCCGATGCCCTCGCTCAAATACCGCAGCGCGAAGACGGCGGCGGCAGCGGTGGACAAGCGCGGAGGGCTGAAAAAAGCGGTGGATGGGGCCCTTAAAGGCGCCCGCGTCCGGGTGGCGTTCGCCCGCCGGGGCGATGTGGTCATGGCCGACATTGAGGGCCGGGATACGGTAACCGTGTGTATCGGACACGCACTAATAGGGCCGGGTGCGGACGGATTGGTAACAGTTCCGCTTACGCGGGGCTGTTGCGCGTGGAGGGTGTGACTCCGTGCCGCAGGTAATCGTAGCGGCATTCGTGGCGGGGGTTGCCGGGGGCATTACCGCAACCGCGTTTGCATTCGCGTGGGGCGCGTTTTTCACGACGCTGATCGTGGGTGGCATCAGCTACATCATGGCGGAGTCCCGCAATCCTCGGCCGGTTAGTCTTGAGGATCCGGGCCGTATTTCCGCCGTCCGCCAGCCGACCGCCCCCCGTCGGGTTATCTACGGCACCGCGCGCACTGGCGGTATTCTAGCGTATGAGGGCAACACGGGGCCCCGCAACTCGATCCTACATCTTGTCGTGATGTGGGCGGGCCATGAATGCGCGGCCGTTGAAGATGTGTTTATTGATGACAT